GCTCTCTGTCTTCTGCTTCCTTCTGATAATCTTTACCATCATCTGAAACCTCAACACCCATACTTGTAATGGCTTGCTTTAGGAACTCATGTATAATAGGCTTGACTAGCATAGCTACATCAACTGAGTGGATACCATTCATAGTACCTGCACCTACAATAGTATTTACTATAGGCTTGAGAGATAACCCTGCCTGACACACAGCAGCCAGATCATCTATAACATCTTGGTTAGCCATGCTCTCTATGTAAAACATAGTAACATCTTCTACACTAGACATCTCTGCTGGTTGTTCCCAAGGGTTGTTCTTAGGTTCACCTGTCAAAGACTGTCCCGGAATTGGTTGATCAAATATTGCTAATGTCTTCATTTTGTTTTCCTACTTAGTAAATCCTGCACCGAAGTATAAGCCTACTATAGCAGATACTATGTGCGTGTCTAGTGGTGTTATTACAAAGCCCTGTGCATACTGCCACTTGACTACCTCTGCGCTAGGTCCAAAGATAAAATCTAAGAAGCCTACCTGTATCTCAGTGTAACCTACATACACACCTACTTCTGGGTAGAACACAGCAACCAACTTCGGCAACACTATTATAGCAAAGACTGCAGATAATGCAATAAGTCTTCTTGTCCATGCAAAATGTTTATCGTTCTTTCCAGCGTTACGTGCTTCTGCTGCAAACCCTGCGTTAGCGTTGGCACGTTCCATGAGCATCTTGTTCTGCTCTTGTTTCATCTTCATGCTCTGCCCCCATATGGACATCACTCCACCTAGTACGGTAGAGCCAAGCATTGTTATTAGTTCTAGTGGTAGTCCAAACATTATGTATCAGCTTCCTTTTTTAGTTTGTCAGATAGCCCCTTCATCCTACGTTTAACTCCACGCAATTTTGTTGTTCTATACTCGTTGTTATCTAAAAATTCTTTAGATGCTTCCTCAAATTTACCTTCATTTATTAGTGCTATAGTTTTAGGACTTCCTGATATACCTCCTCTGAACCAACTTTGAACTATTTCTATTTGTAGTTCACTACTTAAATCATCAAAGTTTTTTATCTTCTTTTTTACTGCAGGTAATCTTTTTTCTATGTCTTTTTTTAGGAGTTTATCAGCTTCTTCTTTGGTAATCGTTTGACCTTTTTTTACATCTGATCCATAGTGTCCATGTCCTATAGTGTAAAATTCTTCACCAAACTTTTTCTCCGCTACGTAATCAAAACCCTCTTCTTTTTTTAGCCTATCAACCAAAGCCTGATCAAACTCTTCTTTAGTCATAATACCTTGTCTAAAACTATTATAGAACTCTGAATCAGGGTCTGTTGTAATTTCACCCTCCATCTGATCTGTATAAGCTCTTAGTAACTTTCTTAACTCTTCCATTGTACCACCAGCAGTCTTGATACCTTTATTATCTTTTTTACTTCCTAGCCCTCTACGTAAAGCAGCCTGTGTATCTGTAAGTTTAGCTGATCCAACTGGTACTTTTAGATTAGCACCTGCATCTATAACATCTGCATCTTCTATGTTGTTAAGTTCTTTTAATTCCTCAACAGTAGTTCCTGCTTCTCTGGCTATCTCAGATAAAGTATCACCGTCCTGTATAGTATAGTTTACTTCTGTAGGAAGCATTGCTTGTGACAATCCTCTAGTCAGAGGGTCCATGTTAGCTGGTGTGTCTGGTGATGTAGGTAGCTCTGGCATATCTGTTCCACGTGTAAAGCCACGTCTTACACCAAACATATTTAGAGCAGGGTTGTTATCACCAGATGGTAACGTAGGAGATGGGTAGCTTGGTGATACTTCCCCAAGTATAGGCATACCTAAACGATACTGCTTCTTACCAGCATCCCCACCAAATGGTCCTATACGTACAGTAGGATCATACCCACTAAACAGTGGCCCTTGATAAACTCTCTTGCCATCCACTATTAAAGCTTCTGGTTCTTTAGCTCCAAATGACTTGAATAGATCTACAGTCTTTTCATATACTTTAGCTACAGTAGATTTGTTTTCATACTCATCCCTGTTTGGATTGTTATCCTGCCCACCACCAAATGTATTAGAAGAGTAGTCAGGACGTTTAGCACCTATACCACTAGTGTTTCTACCACCACCTCCAGCTTTCATAGTATCAGCAAATTGCTTTCCAGGATTAGGCTTAGTTTTGGTAGTCTCACGAGAGCTACCATACTGGTCATACATTTGTTTTTGTGTAAACTTTGGATCGTACATTGTTAGTCCTTTACTTCGGAAATGGTAGATACTTACCGATAATATAAGAGGCTGCACCTGTCATAAGCTCACCAACAAAATTACCAGCAGAAGTCTCAAGTAATGATTGTGATTCGCCATTTGCATCTATCTCTGCCTCTAATATTTTTGTTATTCTATCTCTCTCGCTTTCGCCAGACTGCCATGCCCATGCTAACAGATCACGCTCACGTTGTATAGCATTATTATACATTGTAGATGTGAGATTATTAGCTACTAGTGCTGCGTCACGGTTAGCTTGGTTAGCTGCTGCGTTGGCTGCTGTAGTAATAGCTTGCGCCCATGCTGCATTAGCTTGTGCAACTACAAGATGGTTCTGTGCGTTGAACTGGTCACGTGCATTAGTTTGTGCAGTGTTGAACTGGGCTATTGCATTAGTCTCACCTGCATTAAAACGATTGATAGCGTTGATCTGCTCTGCGTTAAACCTCTGTACCTGTGAACCTAGTCCTGCAAAAAACTGATCTGTCTGGTTCTGGGATGAAGCATTGAACTGTCTTGAAGCATTTATTGCAGCACCATCACTGAGTATAGCTTGAGCAGTTTCCTGCGCTTTAAGAACCTGCATCTGCTGCTCATTACTTAGGTTAGTCAAGTCCATCTGTAAGAATGACTTAGCATTCTGTACGTTAGCCTGTTGCCTGTTGTTCAGGTTAGATAAGTCTATCTGTGACAGTGTAGCTGCATCAGCTAAAACTTTACCCTGCCTAGCATCTAGGTTAGCTAAGTCTACAGTCTGTGCCATCCTAGCATTCTCTAATGCTATCTGTTGTTCTGCTGTAAAGTTTATGTTAGCTATCTCTGATATACGTGCTGCATTCCTTACCTTGGCTTGGAACTCTTGGTCAAACTCCATGCCTAAGAAGCTGGCACGTTGTTCAGCATTCAGTAAAGCTACTTCTTGTTTGTTGGATGCATCTATCTGTGCAATAGGTAATGCTGCTTCCATACCTGCCTGTACAATAGCCATACCTGCCATACTAGAAGCTGACAACCCACGTGCAGCCATTGCTGCTGATGCATTACGCATAGCTCCTGCAGCCCATGAGGGTGTGTTACCACCAGCAAAGTCCTGCATCAAAGTGTCTAGCTCTGTCTTTACAGATGCAGCTTGGTTCTTTGCTATAGTAGCATCTACCTGTGCCTGATCTACAGTAGAGCCAGAGACTAGCTGATCCTGTGATACCTGTAAAGGATTAGGAGCTTGTACTGTTTGTGGCGCTCCTATCTGTGCAGCCTGTAGCTGTAATGCTGCTGCTGTAAAAGGGTCCATTTGTGCAGGATCTACAATAGAGTCAGGACCAACCTGCCCTTGTGCTGCTAAGTAATTCTGTAAGGCTGTCTGTAATGCTTGTTGTGATTGATAAGCTTGATACTGAGCTGGTGACATAGCAGCAATTTCTTCTGCTGTTGCCGCCGTGGGTGCTGTTGCTACACCTGCTTGTGCTGCTGCACCTGCTTGACCTGTACCACCTGCTATAAGTGCGTTTGGTCCACCATCTGCTGCTACAACGTTTGCTTTGGTTACACTTGCAGTTGGGTCAGTGCCTATCTGTTTTGATAGTAGTGAACCGCTTGGCATTTGTGTACCAGTTGGTCCTGTATATTGACCGCCTAGTGTAACTGAACCATCTGCATTTGTAGTACTACCTTGAGCAGGGGGAATAACAGGTGCTGTTGCAGTAAAGTTAGTAACACCTGCATTTACTGCTGCTGCAGGACTACCATACATAGTTCCATCTGGTCCATATACAACAACTTTTGGATTTGCTGTAGAATAATTTGATCTGCTTGATCGTGATCCACTTGTTACAGGTACTGAGTTTGCTTGAGCCGTGCCACGATACTTATCATCACTATCTCCAAGCATACCAGAGTCTCTTTGGGCTTGGTTATATCTTGCTACAGTTTTTTGTGAGCCGGGTAGAGCAGCATATTCTTTTAGTGCAGCAAAACCTGTTGCTGCATTGATACGCTTGCCCTCAACCATCTGTCTAGCTGCCATAGTGTACTTACCCATCTTGGCTGCTGCTGCAGGACTAGCTGCTAGGAAAGCATTTATAGACTTTTGATCACTAGGTCCACTATAGCCCAACGCTGGGAGTATCTTGTTTGTCATTGTCTCAGGCTTGAAACCCATAAACTTTTTAGCCATATTATTATTTCCCTATTTGCATCCAAAGTGATGCGGCAATGAATGTTATTACTGCTACTGTTGACATCTTAACCATAGTTGACCACACACCTTTACGTGTATCACGCCATGCTTCTAGTAAGTTACGCATCTCTGTTATGTCTTTACGAGCATCATCATCGTGTAGTCCTACTTCACGCAATGCCATCTTAGCCCCACGCTTTGCTGCACGATCTAGCATAGCTTCTAATTCTTCTGGTGTGATGTTAGACATAACCAGACATGTCCTCGTTTGTTATATTTATAAATTTAGTTTCTTGAGAGTCAAAATAAGATTCTACTACTGCCCAGTTAGCATAGATTTTTCTCATGTCATTTACTTTTGTAGATACATCTTTTTCTGCTACTTCAGTAAAGTTATCACCACCTTGAATTGCATACACATTATATACAGTGTCAGCGTCACTCAATGCTTTTATTTGTGCATCATTTAAAGGATCACCTGTTTCCCAACCAATTACATCACCAGTAGATAGATGTATTGTTTTAGGGTTTATCATAGGCTTTACAACACACCAAGTAGTAGGCTTATTATCTAATGTATCTTTCATGTTTCTAACTGCAGCCTCAACATCCGTTACAGTTTTGTATGGTATCGTTGCGTAAAAGTATCTACTCATTATGTTGATCCGTATATTGTACCACTATTACTTAGTGTCCTTGAGGTTCCTGAAATTGCTGCTCCTCCAGTAGCCCCTATATTATATGGGTAAGCTACTCCAGCACCATTGCCTCCTGATGCTCCCCATCCACCACCTCCACCTCCAGTAGTCTGTCCTGGATAAGTAGAGTTAGGGCCATATCCTGCGTTACCTGCTGAACCACCTGATCCCCAATTAAGACCTGATGCAACAGAGTAGAAACGTCCACCTACGCCTGGAAGTATACGCCCACCACCACCTCCTGGATAAGCAAATTCACCACCACAGCCACCACCAGCACCTCCCCCATTAGTAATTACTGTAGTTCCATTAGGGTGTTTTCCATTATCTCCTACAGCGTTAAGAACACCACCGGGACTAAATGGGTATGAATCAAGACCTTTACCACCAATACCGCCGCCAGCACCACCACCGCCGCCGCCATTATGGTCTTGTGGGTCACCACCATCCTGAGCATTAGCACCACCGCCACCGCCACCTGCAATGTAAGCACCAGAACTATTAGTTATAGTAACTCCAGAGGCTGTTACGTTAATAGCTGGGCCTCCTACACCCCTACCAAGACCGGGATAGTAACCACCAATCCCACCTTTACCAATAATTTTACCATCATTTATAACGGTACAAGCTATATCTATTGTTAACGCTGGGGTTGATGTACTATCTGACCACACCCACATATTAGAAGGTATACGTAGTGTACCACCAGACGATATGTAACTTGATGCAGTAATTTCTTTTAGTTGTACTTGTCCGTTGATCTGACTACCACCAGTAGGTAAGCTTGTCTCAGAAGACTGACCATAGTACTGTTGTATACTTTGCTGCCCACTATCTCCTACATCTATCAATGCACGAATGTCAGCATCATTTAAAGAACAGGTAGTACCACTAGTACCACCCACTTCTACGTGCATGTCATCTAAACTTATAGCGCCACTACCTTGGAGAGCCATTACTCACACTCACACTTTTTACACTTACACTTATTTAGTTCTTCTTTTAATTCTTTTACAGCTTCTATAAGCACACCTACTATATTACCATATGCTACAGATAAGTACTCACCCTCTTCTACAACCTCTGGCATAACTTGTTGCATCTCTTGAGCTATAACACCTGTGCCACGCTGACCATCATTTAGTTCACTTTTGTAGTTGTAGGTTACCCCACGCATCTGTGACACTTTGTCTAGCGCACCTTCAATAGTTTCAACGTTTTCTTTTAGTCTTTCATCTGAGAAAGCTGTTACGTTACCTGTTGCAGTAAAGCTACCAGATAAATTGTTACCATTGTTTGATAGGTTGCCTAGCCCTACTTCTGCAGGTGTATCAATAGTACAGGTAATAACACCAGTACCATTGTTGTAAGATATACCAGAACCTGCAGATACGGATGCTCTTGCACCACTAGTAACACCACTTCCTGTTAAGTTACCTGCTACACTTAGGTTACCTGCTATTGCAGCATTCTCATCTACAGTAAGTGTATCTGTTTTTACTGTGCCATCAAAGAAAGCATCTTTGTACTGTAGTGAT